ATCCCAACCTTTGCCGTAGACTTTACCAATATAAGCAAGACCAGAATATCCATAAGCACGATTTTGAATCTGCACTTGAAGACTTTTCCAATGTTTCAGTCTGCCTTCAAACTTGGCAATCCTATTATGAACCAAACTAAACAAAGACTGTAATTTCTTATTGTCTAGATTGGTCGTGTTTTTAATTATCTTCATAATTAAATTCCCTTAATTGCGAGGGTCATATTCACTTGTCAAAGAACAGTATTTTTTTTAAAAAATACGTCCTATTGTACCACACCTTTTTTTGCGTTTTTGAAATCTGACGGAACCTCCTCAAAAACTGGAGGTCGTCTTCAAGTGGGCAATCAGAAAAAAAGTGAAAATAAATTACTTGACAAGATTTTTAACAATTTTGAAATGTAAAAGTTTTGTGCCGGTAATGTGAAAAAGGGTGGCTCTTACACCACCCTAGGAAAATTATGAATAGTGACCTTCGAGGGATTAGTTTGAATCACCCCCAACCTTTTCCCGACAAATCAACTATTACATTGCTTTAACGGTACTTCAGTACCAACCCCAGACCCCTCAGACATTTGTCCATACTCATCTAGGAGTGTGCCTTACAACTTTGTTATTGTTGTTCAGCCAGAAGGAAACAGTATTTGCAAATACTGTTCTCTTTCACTACTTACCATATAATACAGCTAATTATAATAACAAGTCTTTTTTTACTTTTTTTCCACTTTATTTTTCTTTCCTCCCATATACCCTAAACTTTTAAGATATTCTGCTGTTTCTCTTCCTCGTCTGACACCCTCATCCTCTGAATACCACCACAGGCTTGGTTGTTTGGGCGTTATCTTTTGTCCTATAAGTTTTGAGAACTTGTCAACGTCATCGTTGTTTTTAAAATGCACAACAATTTTTCTGAACGATGTTAAATCCTCAATCGGATTGCTATATCTCTCTGGGTTCCAAGGCATATTAAAAACCCACTGCTAAGGGAATAACAGTGGGTTTAGGAGCAAAATAAATAAACTTACACATAGTTACCATTTTCATTCAAGTTTCGTCAAGCCTGTTTTAGAGGGTGTCTTTCGTGTATTTTTCACCCGTGATTCCATCAGTGTAAATCTTCCTCTTATTGTTGCTTGGAAATTCATCATATCCCGTTTTGTCTGGATGAGGAAGGGCGTCTCTCGTGATTAAATCACGAAAGTCTCCTAAGTTTTCCTCTTCTTTAATCTTATCCCTATGTTTATCAAGTTGTTCTCTCTCTTCTGGTGTTGTTATTTCGGCTCTCTGACTGCGTTCAGCCGCTTTCGCTATGGCTTCAGACACCAATCCCCTCTTGGAGGTTAGCTCTTCATCCAGTTTATTATATTTCTCCTCATCCTTACGCTGATGCCCCTTATAGAGCTTCTCGCACAACTCTGATGTTGACAAAAGAAAATCATCATAATCGGTAAAGACGCCAGACCACTGGGTAATTTTCGTTCCGCTTGTCAGCGTGGAAATCCTGCGTTTGAAATGATGCACTGTTTTCTCATACGCCTTGCTGAGGTATTCCTCCATCTTCGGCTTTCCAATAGTCCTTTGCTCCCCCGTATCAAATTCAAGCAGCCACAGGGGTTGCTCAAACAACTCCGTCTTGGGGTTGGTTCCGCCCTCATCTATCTGAGTGACATTACTTATCAGTATGCTCATCTTCATCTCCTATTATTTCTTTCTTTGCACTGTCGTAGCAGTGAATCTCATAATTTTTAAAACACATTTTATTCTCCTCACAAATTTTTTTGTATCTGTCGTACAATGTCTCCAGTACCATCCCCCTAATCCTATTCCACTCTGGTCTGTGTTGCATACCAATCATGGATACTCTGCTTCGGGTATCTTATACGACCATTTTCCAGTTTAACAAATTTAGGCCCTTTATTCTTTTGCCTCCAATAACGAAGGGTAAAGACAGATATATCAAGCATTTTTGTTAAAGTATTTTCACTAACCAATTCATTTTCAATATTAAGTTTGTCCATTACTAACCCTTCCTAGTTCTTTAATCTGCATATTATAACAATTTGATTTAACCTTAAAACCATTGGAGGGGTCTATCTGTCCTTCTGTCATCTTCCTAGCTGATTCAAAATATTTTTTTTGTTCCATTCCACCAAGAATCCACGCTTTCGTAAAATCATTTAATACTCTCACAAATATATATTCATCACATATTTGATGCAAACTTGTTTCTGCTATAGAGCAATCATAAAAATGTAAAGGTTCAGAGTTACATCTTTTTGTTTTGACGTCTATTTTTTTATCTTTGTATATCAAGTCATAATCATAAGTGTTTTCCCATTTTGAATCTCTCAAATGTTTATGAACAACGTATTCTCCTATAACTCCCGCTAAATTTCCCTTACCATTTGTAATGGAATTGTTCAGTTTACCTATTTCACTCGCCTTTGATTTACATTCATCAATAATATCTTCTGTCAACTCTATCTCAGTCATTTATTCTCCAATTTATTAAAGCCACCATCGTCAACAAAGTAGTAGCTGTTATCTATTTGAATGACATCCCCAACACTCATTGACGTGTGGATGACATTAATTTTATTATCTTTCATCTTTTCTTGAAACGCCTGCCCCTCCTTGCCACTGTGAGCAGAAAGAGGGTTTCTGTAATCGGAATTGAACTGCGTCATCAACGCCATACACTTGTCCAATTCGTGTCCACGCACTTGCAACGGCTGTGCCTCTATCTTTGTTTCAAAGTTCTCCCAGACAACCTCGTGTGTCTCTTTGAGGTTTTCGATGGTCGGCTTCTTCCCGATGCCCATACTAAAATTAATGAAAGTTTCCGTGTTCGTGTACCATATTTTAATCATTTTATTTTCATCTCCGCTCGTTGATTCGCTTCCTTTGTTTGAATCAAGTCAATCCATTTTAAATACGTTTTATATTTAACGGATGCCTTGTTCTTAGCCTCTCTTGCCTCACTTAAATTTTTTATGTAATTCGCATACTCTTGTTTTGCGTGAGCATAGTAAACAGCCTTAGTTACTGGAATGCCCTCATCCAACAGGGGAGACACCAACTTTCCCTCTAAATTCTTTTTAGTATCATCCAACATGCCGAAGGCAGCATCCTTCTCCGCCCAGTCATCACCCAAGTCTTCCGCCCGTTTCATCAGGACGTTGGGGTCAAATCGGTTGTATTCTATATAATCTTCAGACATAACTCCTTCTTCTTAATCTTTTTCTTTAGTTTATTTCTAACCTTTTCATTATACTCTTTAAAATTCTCGCACATAATATGGCAGTTCCTACATAAAGCGACCAAATTGTGCGGGGTGTCCTTCTTTTTGCTTCCTCCGGAACCTCTTCGGGATAAGTGATGCACATCGTTTGCATCTGCTCCGCATGAATCGCACGAAAATTTTTCCTGCGAGAAAGAGGAAACTGCATACCCCCAGAACTTTAGATAAACCCGAACGTGTTTTTGCATTAATAAGGAATGTCATCGTCCTCTACATTGAGTGATGGTTGTGGGGTTGCCACTCGTTTTTCATCAACCTTGATGTTGAGGGACTCCCTCTCCTTATCCTTCCACATACCAATGGTGTATGCCTGACCCGGTTCCAAAACAACCCTCTCTTTAACTGTAAAGTTTGAATTGCTGTAGATGGGTTTGTTGTCATCCTTTTCCTTGTGTTCGTTCTTAAATACTCTCATATAAAACATTAGCCTTTTCTCCTTTGTGTTGTGTGTTGTGATGTTTTATCATCTTTTTTTCCGTTCTTTTTCTCTTCCTTTCTCCCGTTGAAATTTTGATTATGTCCGTCCAAGTCATCCTTCTCACCTGTTGATATTTGAAACAGCGACCTCATGAATTGTTTTAAACAGTAAGACATGCTGCTCCCCATTGACTGTCCGCCTGTCATGGAAACAAACATGTTTCGTCTTGGTGTATACAACCAAGTATCGCCGTTAGCGTGTGATAAAATAAATTTATATACAATGTGCATCCACGGATTTTTCGCTCCGTCTCTAGACACGGTGCAACTCTCCTCATCCATAATTATAATTAAGCCGTGCTTTGCACACAGCGGATTGACTGCTTTCAGAAAGTTATCTATGCTTGCGTAACTGTAGTTCTGAAATTTGTTTTCATCTTCTTTCTTCAGCATTTTAATGTCACCCATGACACCATTTATAGCCGTGGCTATACTCTTGGGCAGCTTGTGAATGACGGTTTCACTCATCATGGGATATCCGTTTCCATTGTTTTTAAAATTATTTTCTTCTTGCTCTACGCTCATTTTTTTTCTCCTTGATTAATTTCATCCATTTAACTCTGGGGCCGTGGTAGTATGCCACAGTCCACTCATCGTTCCAGTCTTTGTGCCAGTAATACTGTGAATAAAAAGGTAAGAAGCTATCCCAGTCTTTTGACATTTCTTCATTTTTTTCCCTTTCATATTCAGCCAGAGTCAACTCCGACATCACACCCCCCAGACCTTCTTTCTTGCTGCAATCAATTCTGGTGAATCCCAAAACCAATCGTCCACATTGGGGTAGCACATATCCGCCACCTCATTCTTATCATTGCAATTATATAACAGGGTGTCCATCGTCCTTATGATTTTATACGCCTCCTCCAAGTGCTTTTCCCTGTCCTCCAACTCATACCAGATGCCCTCCGTCCTGTAAGATACTATTTTTGTTTTCCTGTCCGTCACCTTATGTGGAACAAGATATAACAGGACAGCATCGCACTCCAGTGCTTTGCTGTAGAGGGCAATCTGTCTGGCGTGGGAGGATGCTAATTTTGAGGGCGTTCGCTTTGTTGTTTTTAAATCCACAATTGTTTTTTTCCCTGTAGACATATCTTCCAAAACAAAATCCGTATAACCATAAAATTTATACTCATGCAACACGCCTTCAATCTTTGCTTGATAAGTGTGTAGCTTACCAAGATTGTTTTGTATTTCTTTTACCGCTCCTTTAATTAAGTATGATATTGTCGCTCTCTCGGTGTGGTAG